CTGTCTTTCGACAGGGCCCGTCCAGGCAGAATTGTAGGCTTTCTACAATCCCACCGGAGAGAACCGCACCTTCCTTTTGGAAGCGAAAGCATTCCGGGTCATAGGAGGACTGCTAGTCAGTCATTTGGCACTTACTAGAACCCCTTACGGGGCCTAATAGTAAGCCTATAACGGGCTAACACCCCAACCTATAGGTCACACGCTAGATGCTGACAAGCACCTATGGCTATGAACTCAGCAACATATTTAACAGTTTTCAACAATACAGTATTCACCAAACTTTTGGTCTGGCTTATACTGAACTATCTACCGACTGAGTCACGTGAGCGCTACCAGGCTATCGCCAAGGAACATGTAAAGTTTATCACCAAACTTCTCAATTCGAGAGGGCCCCTAGGGGCTATCTCTATTTTGAAGGCGGTGAGACTTCACATGACCCGAGCTTTAGCGGGGCAGCCCCTCTAGGTCTCGGCTCATCCAGCTGTAGGTATAAACAAGAGTGGGTTGCCACGAATGGCATCACACTTGTATACCCTACTCAGTGGAGATTATTGGGATAAACGGTTTTAGATGACCTAGTTGACCTTGTCAAGGGGTCTTCCAGGAACATCCAAACCGAACTAGGACACAATTACTAACCCACCTATTATCGATAGGTCCTCTTACGAGGATCTCCTACCTAAGGTGAGAAAAGTAGTTGAGGACTAGTTCCCTCCAATCAACACTGACTGGAAGGCACCACACACCACTTCCAAAGCAGGACCTTGCGGTCCTGCCTAGGATACATCGGTATATCAATAGAGCATACTACCCGATTGGCTAAGGAATCACCTTTACCAACTCGGAGGAGTAGAACTCGAAGGATATATGCGATTAGTAAGTGAGCAGTGGTCTGGGCATGTTCAAAACTCTTTCCTAACTAAGATTAAGTTTCCTTAGTCTTAGCGAAGATTGAGCGTTGTTCATGATCCAGAAGCCAAGTCGAGGGTCATAGCGATCCTAGACTATTGGTCGCAAACAGCCCTATAGCCTCTACATGAAGGTTAGTTAAGCCTTCTTCGAGGACTAAAAGGTGATGCAACCTTTAATCAAGGAGCGCGCCTAGGACAAATCCAAGCAAAGCGTCATTTCCATAGTATGGATTTGACTGCTGCCACTGACAGGATACCAATTGAATAGCAAGAGTTTATCTTGTCTATTTTAATTGGTCCTGAAAAGGCCTTTGCCTGGAGGCAAGTGATGACCAAACTACCATTTGACTACCAAGGAAACCAAGTTCCTTACGGAACAGGGCAACCAATGGGAGCTTATAGTAGCTGGCCCATGCTTGCAATCACCCACCATGTCATTGTATTGGTTGCAGCGGGTAATACCCGTTACACCAATTATATGATATTGGGGGATGATCTTGTCATAGGTGATGACGAGGTAGCTTTACGCTACCAAGCCATCATGACCACCCTTGGTGTAGACATCAATGAGCAAAAATCACATGTGTCCGAAGACACATATGAATTTGCAAAGAGATGGATACACAAGGGGACCGAGATTACCGGAGCTCCAATGAGGGCACTCTTAGAAGTTGAAAGCAACATTTCTGCTGCAATCGGCTTCCTTGAGTCCCTCAGAAGGTTCTGGGGATCTCCGTACCTGGAATCCCGTGCAGTGATAGCCGGCCTAGTACAGGCAACCACCTCTAGTAAAAGGTTACAACACCTAATTACGACGAGGCTGTACGAAGCCCTACTGATTCCGAACAACCAAGACTCAGCTGATGTTAGAGACGAGAAGGCACGAATGTGCTTCCAAGTCCTAGCAAAAGCTTATCTTGGCTGTACAGTTTCGATGGAAAGAATATGGCTGGTGATGAACCAGATCATACCTACCATCAAACTTGAATCAGCAGAGAAGGCTATCGTTGCTACCGTCAAGGGAATCAACGCTTACGCGGAGAAACTCTCTTCGGCGGCAACGGGAAGGGCTACTGCCATCGCCCCGGAGCTCTTACTAATACATCCAGTAATCAAATCTGCATCACTTTACGTGAGAGACTTGAACCTGGAAGTGGGAAGGATGAATGACCTTTGGACGTCGGCAAGGGAAGAAGAAATTCTAACCTCGCCTCCGCTCATTGGGTTCAACCCTCTCGTATTAGTTCGAGAACCGCGGAGCCGGGTACTTCATGGTGAATCTCTGAGAATTTCTAAGAAATTCAAGGAGACCATCAAGAAGTATACCCATGAGCGCCAAGTTGCTCTCAGTGATGAGAGGTAGTTGGTCACAGATAGGTCCGGACCCCACTCTGCAAGTGGTTAACTAGCAGCGGGCCCCATCTCTTTCGAGACGGG